CTGGATGGCACCTGCAAGTGCATCCAGGCGGTCATCATGCTGCAAACATTTGGGCTCTACGGTGATATGGGTCAACTGGTGAAACAGTTGGTAGGCCAAAGACGTCTCCACTGACTCGTCATCCCGGCCGCGGCTGTCCTGTTCAATCACCGAGCGGTTGATCACCAGCCGGTGCTGGTTCATGACCGGCTCCAGGGCGTTGATGATGCGCCGCTCCTTCTGCACATTGCTGCGCACCGGCTCAATCGTGCAGGGATGGTGCTCCCGCAGAAAGGGCTGCAGGAGGCTCTGCAGCATGCCTTGGCCGAACTGGTCCTCCAGGAGGATCAAGTTGACGTTCCGGCGCTTTGCAGCCTTTGCTAGGCCCTCCAGAACGACGTCGGTGTAGCCCTCTGCATACGCACCCACCTCCAGGACGTAGAGGTTGCCGTTGAGTTGGCCCACGATTGCGTAAGCCGTCTCGTCACTGCCCTTACCTGACGGGTCAACAAACATGACGCAGCCATCCAGCTCCAACCACTCGCCATGAATGAATGCTGGGCGGTGGTAGTAGTCACCGCTGAAGCCAACCGACGGCAGGTCGGTGATGCGGTACTCGGCACCTGACGACCACACCAACTTTTCCGGTGCGTGGTCATCCACCTCCAGCACAATCAAGTCCTGCACCCGCAGCGGAAACCGCATTAGGTCAGACAGAGACGTGTCCAGCTGAAACTGCAGGGTGAACTGGGAGCGTCCGTAGGACGCTTCGCGCTCTAGAAGGTCCAGGTCAGAGAACCTGCCGGGGTCTGTCGGCTGGTTCGTGCTGTCCTTGCAGGACTCCAGGATCATCGGCGCGAGACAGTCGCCGTATTTGGCCGGGTTCTTTGGATACCGGGCCGGCCAGATCCGGCAGTCATAGCCGCGCATGCGCAGCTTGTTGTAAATGCTCTCTTCTGTCTGGGGCGTGCCCAGCATCATGATCTCGCCGCCCGGCTTCAGGATGGCGTTGAACTCACCGACGCAGGAGATCAACTTCTCCCGCATGCTCACGGTCCAGCTGGTGTTCGGAACCTCGGTATCGTCGGCAAGAATCAGGTCGGCACGCGACCCGGTCAGCTGGCCAAACACGCCCACAGATTTCACTGACGGGCTCTGGTCAGGTATGGCGGGACGCACGTCAAAACGATTGCTTGCACTGCGCTGGTCATCCCGGTCTGGGTCTAGGCACTGCAGCAACGGCATCTCCCGAATCAGCCGCAGGCAGAACTGCGCAAAGTCATCAGCCCGCACCTTGCTGGCTGACACCACCATGATCTTTTTCTGCGGATCGTTCCTCAACAACCACAACGTGTAGGCCGCGGCCATCCAGCTCTTGCCCACACCACGGAACGCCTCAACGATCCGCCGGCTGGGCCCGTCCTGCATGTACTCCGCAATGTCCAGCTGCACTGGTGTCGGATCAGGTAGCTGCAGATGCCGCCACACCACCACCAAGAAATACCGGAAGTCCTCGTTAAACGGCTCGGGTAGCGGCTGCCATGCCGTCTTTTTCATTAACCGGCCTTCCTCTTGAAGGACACCACATTTTCAATGTCAGGTAGTGCCTTCGCTAGATCACCAAACGGTGTTCCTTCTGCAGGCTGCGCACTCACTTGGTTGTCTTTTAAAAACTGCCGCAGCACATTCAATTCACTTGTATTGATCGTTCCTTCGTCCAGCTTGTCTTTTAAGTGCTGCGCAAGATTCGCATGCAGATCACTTAGTAACTCCTGCAGATCTCCAGCCATTTGCTTATTCGCTGTATCTGCAGCATATCGAAGAATTTTGTGGCCCCTCAACCCGCCACGGGAGTAAGAGGCCCGCGCAGCTCTGCATGATCTGCACTCCCTGAATATACACACCCCGAAACCCCTTGCTATCACTCACTGTCCCCATATGAAGAACGGCTGCCCCCCTACTAGATCCCTATAAGAGCCCTTCTACGGGCCACTCGGGCTGATTTCTGCCGGAAAAATGTGAGGGGCTTACGCATAGGGCAGCCAGCTGGTTCACCCCCCTCCGGGGTCTCAATCCGCAGTATTTGCAAGGGGCCAGGGGGACATCAAGTCCGACCGGTGGTATGGTGGAGGGGTGGGCATCCAGCCCATGCCTCTGCTTCTGTTCGTTTAGCCGCCCAGGCTCAAACCAGAGGCAGGGACCACCACCCGCCACGGAGTCAATTCATGACCTACGAGGAGTCATTCCTTGAGACCTGCGGCCGCAATGGCGAGGCATCACTAGAAGCCACCCGCCAGCTGTTCCAGGAGCACGGCAACGACTACGACGAAGTTCTCCGCAACATCGACGAGTACACCAGCAACCCTTCGGAGATGCTGGCCGTGATCAACCGCGACGGCCGCGGCCTGCTGTCCTTCCTGGGGTACTGATCACATGGACAGACCTCAGCTCGAATCAGCTCTTGCATCGTTCGCCCGTTACTACATGGGCAACGACGATCCGGAGGGCATGGCGTCGGACCTGTTGCTCATCCTCGACAGGTTCATTGACGTCGACCAGCTCCAGGGCCTGGCCCAGCAGTTGGAAGACGAGGTATCAGACGCCAAGCAGTTGGACGCAGAGGACGAGCCGGACTGGCTTACCGATCCCTGCTCAACCATGGCCCGCTGCCACTACTGACGGCAACCCAGAGCCCTTCGGGGCTCTCTGGTGCCTTCACCAGCACCACTCAACCCGCCACAACAACATGACAACAGCAACGCTCAACCAGCAGCAGCAGGCCGCACTTGAGGACCTGCACATGCTGCTCAAGCCCGGCGCCACTGTCTGGAGCTTGAACCGCCACACGTCAGCGTCTGGCATGACGCACTGTTTCGACTTCTACACGATCCAGGACAACCAGCTTTTACGGCTGACGCACCTGATCTGTGTGGTTTGCGAATACAGGGAGGACACACGCCACGGCTACGCACTCAAGACGACAGGCTGCGGCATGGACATGGCCTTCCAAGTCATCTACAACCTCGGCCAGGCTATGTGGCCTGATGGCACGCCAGAGCCTCACGGCATGCGCAACGGCGAGCCCGACACCTGCGGCGGCTACGCCTTCCACCATCGCCACCTGTGACCCATGGCTTTCCACGTCTACGCCCACGACTGCGGCTGCGTCGATTTCGTCGACAGCTTCGACACCAAGGCCGAGGCCCTGGCCTATGCCAACCGGTTACATGACGAGTGCGAACAGCACCCGACCCAGTACAACCTGGTTGCGCCGTGGTTTGAAATCACAGCCCAGCTGCTGCACGAACCGGACACCTACACGTTTTCGGACATGTCGGAGCAGGGCTGATGGGTTCAGCTCTTGCAATCACCGCAGCCCATGCTCTTGTGTGGGCTGCGCTTTTCTTCATCAACGGTTTCGCATGGATCGGAACACAAGAAAGCTCGAACTCTGCGCGCTCTTCCGCGATTGGTACGAGGACAACATCGGCAACAAACCAAGCACCCAGATGACGGTGATCTGTGCCTTGTGGGGCCAGCACGTCATCCAACAAACAACCACGGAGACAACCAATGAACGTTGAACTAGGGCCCGTCTATTCCCTGGAGGACAAGAAACCAACACGAGCACACGCCAACAACGAGGGGCACATCCTGTTTTATGACCCGATCGGCAAGTGGATGAGCGGGCCGTATCACGGCTGGCAATTCCGCCAAGGTGCCACGCACTGGTGCATGCTGCCCGACGCACCACCCCTGGGCGCAACCTTGGGTGAGCTACGGGAGCGCATGTTTAGCGCTTGGCTGGTGCAATACACCGAGGACAAGCAGCTCAGCAGCAAACAGATCGAGCTGGCACGGGAGGCATACATGCGGGGGGCAGACAATGCCTAACTGGACACTGCGAGAAGCCGCAACCTGCTCAGAGCAGGTGCGCTTCGCCGGCTCAAGCAACGAGCGCAAGGCCCTGTCCAACCTAGGCATGGTGCTGGATCACTTCGGCGCAGCCAAACGGCTCGATGACATCACCACCACCGACGTGGATGGCTTCATCGAGGCACTCAAGGGCGTTGGCAACAAGCCAGCCACCATCAACCGCAAGCTGTCTGTGCTCAAGGCTCTATACACAGACGCAGCACGGCGTGATGGGTGCAGCAGAACACCGCACATCCCGACACTGAAGGTGTCGCACAGCAGGATTCGCTACCTGTCTGTCGAGGAAGAAGACGCACTGATCAACTGGTGCTGCAACGCCGAGGAGATCAACGTGTGCGAGGCACTGATCGTGCTGATGGACACGGGCATGCGACTTAGCGAGCTGTTCCGCACCATCCCTGCCGACGTGGACCTGGAGCACAACATCATCAGCGTGTGGAAAACCAAAGCAGACAAGCCCCGGTCAGTGCCCATGACTGATCGAGTGCGGCAGATCGTGGCCCGCAGGTGCAAGCGACGCAACCAGAACGGCTCGCTGTTCTACAACCTGCACCGTGGGCACCTTGAGTACGTCTGGGACTGCGCGCGCGGTGACCTGGGCATGGAGAACGACAACCACTGGGTGCTGCACATGCTGCGCCACACCTGCGCCAGTCGATTGGTGCAGCAAGGCGTCGACTTGTATGTGGTCAAGGAAATCCTGGGCCACAAGAGCATCACGGTGACGGAGCAGTACGCACACCTCGCAAAGCCACAACTACGAGATGCAATCCGCAAGCTTGAACAGGTCAACGGCAGACCAGCTCCAGCTCGAACGAGAGATGCTCACGCTCGGGCGGGATCGAGTTGAGCTAATCGCTAACCGCCACCGCAAGGGGCGGATGCAATCACTCAGCAAATGGGGGGAGGCGCTGACTGCTGTCGGCGTCGACCGCCTGGTCATGCACCTGCGTGCTGTGCGCAAGCGCATCGAGGCAGGCAAGGCGGGCCGCGCGTTCGCCCTGCTTGCACCCGTGACACACCTTCCACCCCAGCAGGTTGCTGCAACTGCCATGCGGGTGGTGGTCGACACGCTCAGCAGCTGCAATACGTTGCACCACGTCGCAGCGGAGCTGGCTGAGAAGCTCTGGATTGAGACGATGCTGGATCGCGCAAGCGCACAGGAGCTGCGCACCTTTCGGCGTGGCCGCAGTCGACGACGGCATCAGGTCGCTGCGATCAGCCATATGCGGAACACGGAGCAGTGGCACCCACGGGAGCGCATGGCATCGGGTGTCTTTCTTGTTGAGTTAATCGCAAAAGAGGTGGGCATCATCGAGATTGTGCTGGACCGCAGCTACAAGCCAGCCCGTCGTGTGGTCCGACCGACCGACCAGTGCATGGCGTGGGTGGAGAACGTGCACGAGCAGCAGCGGCTGATGACACCGAGCTACCTGCCGATGGTGGTTGAGCCGCGGCCATGGACGTCGCCACTCAGTGGCGGCTACCTCACTGACAGCATCCCGCTCACGCTGCTCAAGTCAAACGCTGAACTGGTGGCACAGCACACCAAGGGTGACGAGCCATACCTGCTGGCTGCCAACGCACAGCAGAACGTGGCATGGCAGGTCAACGCATGGATGCTCGACCAGGTGCTGCATGCCTATGACAACAGCTTGGAGATTGGATGCCTGATGCCACGGGATGGCTGGCCGGTGCCGCCATACCCCAAACACCTGCCTGAGGACAGCGACGGCGTGATCAAGTGGCGCATCAATGCACGCCGCATCCACGAGCGCAACGACAAGACACGCACCGCACGCATCGCCATTGCCAAGTGCTTGTGGGTAGCCAAGCGATTCATCGACGAGCCCCGCCTGTACTTCGTGATGAGCCTGGATTTCAGGGGGCGGTACTACTACAGGCCGCCGTACCTCAACCCCCAGGGCAACGACGTGAGCCGGTGCCTGCTGCTGTTCAGCGACGGGCAACCCATCACAACCAGCAAGCAAGCGGACTGGCTGCGGGTACACGGCGCCAACATGTACGGCCACGGCAAGCTCGACTTCCAGTCACGCATCGATTGGGTGCATCAAGAGGAGCAGCACATCGTGGCCTGCGGCACTGATCCGTGGGCACACGCTGAGTTTTGGATGCGAGCTGACAAGCCGTGGTGCTTCCTTGCCTTCTGCCGCAGCTACATGCAGTTCAAGCGGCAGGGCTACGGCTACGTCTGCCAGCTGCCCGTCACCCTGGACTGCACATGCAGTGGCATCCAGCACTACAGCGCATTGCTGCGCAACGAGGAAATGGGCAGGCTTGTGAACTTGCTGCCATCAGAGCAGCCGCAAGACATCTACGGCAGCGTCATCGCACGGGTGCTGGCTGCGCTGCGTGCAAGCGATGACCCTGATGCACGCAAGTGGTTGCAGCTGCAGCCTGACCGCTCGCTAGCCAAACCTGTCGTCATGTGCCTGCCGTACTCAGCAACGCACAGTGCCTTTTATTTCAACTGCTATGACTGGGCCGTCGAGCGCAGCAACGAGCTGTTCAACGGCAAGACTTGGGCCACACGCAAGGGTGCGATGAGCACCGTGCATTTCATGGCGCGCATCCTGCACCGTGAAGCAGCTGCATTGATCGGCCCTGCTGAGCAGGCGATGAAGTGGTTCCGTGCCATTGGCAAAGACGCAGGCAAGCACAACGAACCACTGCAATGGACCACACCCAGCGGGCTGCTGGTGCAGCAGAAGTACATGGCAGCCAAGGTCAAGCGCATCCGCATGCACTACCTGTCTGACGTGCAGATGGACATCAAGATCAACGTCGACGACGACGTCGAGCTGGACACCAAACGCATGGCCAATGCGCTGTCACCCAACGTGCTGCACAGCATGGACGCCAGCCACATGGCGATGGCCACGCTTCATGCGAAAGACCACGGCGTCACCAACGTGGCCGGTGTTCATGACTGTTTCGTGACAACACCTGCAGAGATGGAACAACTGCGCGACTCTGTCCGGGCAGCATTTGCTGCGCTTTACTCCGAGAGCTGGCTTGACTCCTTGTCTAACCAGCTCGCCCGGAGAAGGGGTGCCGAGTTGCCTTGTCCTGCGACAGGGCAGCTCGATCTCTCACAAGTGAAATCATCTGATTACTTCATCACATGAAAGCTGACTACGAATCCAAAACGTTCACCACACCGCCCTGCCGACTGACCTACGCCTGGCTGGTTGAACCAGACACCAAGTACCCGCCAGCTGTTTACAAGGTCACGGCACACATCGACGCCAAGGACGCAAGCGATTTAGAGCAAGAGCTGGAGGCGTATCACGCCGGCTACCTTGAGCACCTGGCAAGCACTGGCCCCGGCAAAAAGCTGGAGCTAAATGACAAGCCTTGGAAGTTTGAAGAGGACGACCACAAACGAGCAGTGTTCTCGGTCAAGATGAAGCGCAAGGCCAATGGCGTGCGCAGCGACGGCACCACTTGGTCAGCAGAGGTGGCGCTGTTTGACAGCGAGGGCAAGCCAATCCCTAACCGTGCACCACTAAAGAAGATGGGGCCCGAGACCACGGGTCGCCTTAACTTTGTGGCGGCTGGCTACACCGGGCCCAAGGGCACGGGTGTCACATGCAAGGTGCTTGGCGCACAGATCCTGAACTTTGTTGAATACAGCAGAGGGGCTAGCAGCTTTGGTTTTCAGGCGGAAAGCACAGGCTTCAAGGCAGGCGACGTCCAGGAGGCAGAGCCGGAGGCGGATAACGCAGGCGACTGGTAGATACCGCAGCAAGTTTGAAGCCAACGTTGCTTCTAGCTTGAAC